ATCACTATTCACTATGACAACCACCTCTCCATGTTTTGCGGCCTCATCAATCATTTTAACGTGGCCGACATGAACAGGGTCAAATCCTCCGCTTATAGCGATGATTTGAGATCTTTTGTTACACTTACTAAAGTTTTCATTCCACGATAGAGGATCATGGATAAAAGACTTCATTCCTTTTTCATTCATTTCCATACTTTTAGTACTTCAAGTCCTTATGGCAAATACAATCACAATCTATGATTCCACATTCTCCATCATTAGGACCGCATACAATAGGCACATCATGTTCCTGTTCAGATGTTAATACAGCTACAGATACGCTATTCTCAGCAAAAGGATAAATCGGGTATAGATAAGCTAACAGGTATGCCCTTCTGGATTCAACCTTCAGGGCCTCTAGCTCATCGTGACAGCCTTTAAGGCACACAGGAGGCTCTTCATTCATAGCTAGGACATTAGGGTCCATTAGCTGTTGGTGAGCACAGGGGGTTCTCTGCTCCATCCAGGTGTACCATGGTCCTTCGGGATTAACTCTATGTATTCCCCAAGTCCTGCGGAGGATTCTCACCTCTAATGAGTTACACACATCACATCCTAATTGGGCTGCTATTCCCAAGCTCATTATTAAAAGACCTATTAGTTTCTTCATGGTTCTCATCCTCGTGATTCAATAGCTCTCTTCATACGTTTGAGAATCTCTTTATATTCCTCGCGTATCAAAATAGGGACAATACCCTTTGGGGATCTGTCCTCTGCGATAAACATTAAACTTGAATAATCAGTATCTCTTCCGTCTGTAAATCTTTGTACCATTACTATCTGGGTACAGTTAACCAACATCTCGAAAGGTTTACCCTGTAGAGAGATGATTCCTGAGCGATCAAAAGCAATTCTTTGAACACGGAACTCTGCGAAATTCTTAAAGACGCTTCCTGAATACTTGGACAACTTTTTAATGATTGGTTGTTCAGAAACAAGTTCCTTTTTTACGGAGCGTTGTGCTGGTGCAGCAGCCATTAAGCTTAGTACCCCTAGACACAGCATTCCAACCACAATGGAGAATAGGGTGATACTTCCACCCTTGAGTAGTAACGCTCTTATGCGTTGCATCTTCTTATATGGTGTCTGTTCTATATTTTTCATAATTCTTTATACCTTTCTATTATTCTTTTAAAAGAAATGTCCCTTTTAATCCTAGTCTTTGTGCGCGTGGAAGACTTAAGGGATTAAAAGGGACATTATAAGTTTCTTAGGTACGGTTTGCTCGCTTCCAAACCTTCTTCTTACGACCAAGCAAAATGCTTGGCTTTTTCGGACCTGGTGAGGTACAGCATCCTTTGCTCTTAGTCTTAGCCTTAGCCTTAGCCTTAGCCTTAGTCTTAGCCTTAGTGCATTCTGGACACTTCATGCTAGCCCTGTTACGCCGCATCCTACGCGGACCCGAGGCTCTACGCCCACGGCTTCTACGAGAATTACTACGCCTCTGAGCATTCCTACGTTGGGAGTTGGCTCTCTTGCCCCTCTTCCCACGCTTGGAACTCTTACTAGCCTGAGCACGCTTCTTCTTAAAAGCCTCAACCCTCTTCTTAAGAGCGACACACTGGGGGCAACCCTTATCGACAGACTTACGACTCTGGACACGTTGAGCTTGCTTCTTATGTGCCCCTCTCTCTGGCCTTTGAGCCATAGTTGGGACAGCCATAAGACCCAAGAGCACGATTGATAGAATATACTTCATTTAATTTCTCCTAATCATTTAAAACTTTAAGTCTTCTAGCTAGGATCTGCCTTGCTACAAGTTGTATAGGCTCCCAACCATCTTGGGATATCGCTTCCAGCAAATCATTCAAGGCTGTCTGCGAATAGGTCTTTGCTTCAAAGATCTTATATTCATACATATTTATCTTCTCCGTCATCATCAACGACTAAATATTCTGGATCCTTAACAGACTCAATACTACATAGACCGCAAACTTGATCCTCGAAGATAACAGGAATATTTAGTTCTGACGCAAGATTGAACTCCATTCTTGCACCTCTACTATTCTCCCAATGTCTTAACATATAGACGTAGTCTGCTTGAAGAAGCATTGGAAGAGCTTCCCGCATATAATAGGCCCAAATTTCTTCGCTAGTTGTATATTTTATGCCAGGATCTTTGATATGCATAGGATTAAGGACGCTATAACCCTTTTCAGAAAGAAGGTCATCAGCTAGTCTAAAGTCATGTGCAGCGGGAGGGCGACCAGAAATAGGTCCACTTATATAAATAGAGGCATTCATACTTGTCCTCCTAAAATGTTACAATCTTGTTTAATATAAAAGCCAATAAATCGAAATTGTGGCTTCCAATAGGCATGGATCATTAGAGTTCATTCTCCAATAGGCGAGACAAATGCTTGATTTGTTTATTGGCTTCAAACCAAGTAAGGTTTAAAGCTTCTGCTACTTGTTTTACATTAATTTTACCACTAGGTTTTACTAGAGTGGGATCTTTAACTACCATACTAATAATATCTTTTTGAATAGGTGTAAGGAAGTAAGAAAATTCACTCACGAATATTGCAGCTTCAGGATCTCCACACTCCTCCTCTAGTTGGAGAACCTCTTCATTGTCCGTAGAAACTGTCCCCTTTAGAATGGAAGCTTTCTTGGTGATCTTCTTTCCCTTGTTGTTCTTCTTTGTCCACAAACAAGTTTTGATGTACTGGTCGAAGCCTTTGCTTCCCCAGAAGTCATCGAACACTCCATTAGCTCCACCATTCTGCTTTTCAAACCCCATAACAGCTTCCATAGCTGCAAGGCGAATGTCTTGCAAGTTGTCATCAAAATTAGCAGTAGCCGTATCACCACTAATCTGATGGCTAATCTTATACATGAGATTGCCATACTTATCATCTATTTTTTGCCACTGTTCACTTGTTAACATTTACCACCTTAATATTTTTTAGTTCAGGAAAAACTATGTCATTCAAACAATAGAATGAGTTCATCATATCTTTACCGAAGACAATTCGTGGATGATCTTTCATCATTTGAATGTGCTTCTTTTCTTGGATCCAGTCCTTCTCATCGAAAGTCCAGGCGAATGTCATTTCAACTGTGATGGATTTCTTCATCTACTAATCAATAAATCCCATAAACCACAGGACGTAAGTTGCAAAAATGCAACCATAAGCACACGCACCCATGCCAAGAAAAGCACAAAGCAACGTGGAAAAAACCTTCTCATTCATTTCAATCTTCATTTTACTCATCTTTCTAACTTTAATTAAGGAAACGTTGTGGGGAATGTAAAATCGTATAAAACTCATCCGCAATAGCTTCGTCTGTTGCTGTGTCTCCAAATCCCAAAGGGTACTTCTTATTGTACTTCTTATTTACCTTCTCAATTTGGCTAACAGCTTGCTTCAAAATAGCTGTAACTTTTTTAGTTACATCTGCGAGATCCTCAGGGTTACCACTTAATAGTGCGTAAGGATTGTGAGCGTTATCGTCTACTATCATTGTTTTCATGCGCCTATTTTAGCATAATTTGGGGGGGAGGTCAAGGAAAAACTAGCAAAATCTTGCTATTATAAGGTGTTGTCTTTTCTAGAGTTACAACGCTTCATGCCCAACAGCCCGTAACCTACGATATCCTGGTAGGGGTTCTCGGAGAAAGCGTCAGGATCATTTGCTATACGAAATAACTTGTCTAAGATCCTTGCAATCGTAAGTAAATCGTCATACTGGTGGGGTTCGATACCGTCTGGAAACATCTGTCGTAAACATTCTCCACTGCGGCCAAAAGAATCACCATAAGCCTTTTGTTTATCGGCTACTAATTTTCCTACTTCTTGTCCAATCTTTCCGAAATCCATCACTTTTAGCATAACGCTCTTTATATACTATTCTTGAAAGTTTTGCCTAATTTAGGCTAAGTATTGTCTAAACGAAGCCACAGGAGCCTCTCTAAGCCACTTTAAGCAGGTAAGGGGTATCATAGTACCTGTCATTTACGAGCCCTTAGACGGCATTCGCCCATAATCATCTGCTAACCGTACTACGTCATCTATCTCTGGAGTAGAGACTTCCAAGATAACGCTATCACTATGAGCCCGAATCTGGT